TAACGTTGTAGCCACCAACGGAGCCACCTTCTACATCACCGGTGTCCAGCTTGAAGCTGGCTCTGTCGCCTCGCCGTTTGAGCGCCGCGACTACGGGCGCGAATTGATGATGTGTCAGCGGTATTACTGGAAGAACACTGCGGGTTCTATCTACACGTCTTTTGGTGCGGGGCTTTTTCACTCGACCACGGGCTGCTCTATCAATATACAGTATCCGGTCAGGATGAGAACAAGCCCTACCGCTGCTTATGGCGGCAACGTGAATGCGTATGACAACGCTTTTTACAACTTAACTTCAATCTCGTCCTCTTATATTGGCACGGATTCGGCCTTGTTGCAGTTTGCCACTTCCGGGGCAACACAATACAGGCCCTGCCTTTTGATGGCTAACAATGACGCCACGGCCAACATCAATTTTTCGGCGGAGTTGTAAATGTACAAGGCAACAACCAACACCATTAACGGCAGTTCGCAGTGCGTAATCCGCCTTGCTGACGGCGCTTGCATCCCCTTCGACCCCGCCAACACCGACTACCAGCAGTACCTAGCGTGGCTGGCCGAGGGCAATCAGCCATTGCCCGACGAGGAGTAAGCCATGAGCGTCGAGGTCGTGAAAGCCGCAACTGCAGCACAGTACGGAGGCAGCGCCAGCGCTGTCTACTTCGGCCTGACCGCGAATGAGATTGCGGCTTTTGGCGGCCTCATCATCGCCATCATCGGCTTGGTGGTGAATATCTGGTACAAGCACCAGCATCTGAAGATCGCCAAGGACAAGGCGAACTCTCAAGAGGAGTAGGGGAAATGTGGGACTGGCTGCTGGCTTTCCTTCTTGCCTGTCTCCTCCTCGGCTCCGTCTTGATGCTGGTTAAATTTACCTTCTGGATCTTCCTCATATGATCGATCCCATAACCGCATTCGCCACTGCCCAGGCTGCGGTTGCTGGGATTCAAAAGGCGATCAAGCTGGGCAAGGACATTAACGGCCTCGTCGGAGAATTCGGAAAGTTCTTTGACGCGAAGGACGTTGTCCAAAAGGCTGCCAACGACAACGCCAAAAAGGGCCAATCTGACACCGGCAAGGCGATGGAGATCGTCATGCAGGCCAATGCTCTGCGCGAGGCCGAGGAGCAGCTCAAGCATCAACTCGTTTACGGAGGCTACCCGGAACTCTGGGAGCAGATGCTCATCGAGCGCATGAAGATCAAGCAGGCTCGAGAGAAGGCCGAGCGCGCCGCCAGGATTGAGCGCAAGCGCGTAGTCGCGCAGCGTCTGCTCGCGGCTCAGATCATTGGCGGAGCCATTACTGTCATCATCATTGGCGTCATTATTATTTTCATCGTCAGGCAGGCAATGCAATGAAGTATCTAGCCCTGGCCGCCACCCTCCTTCTTTCTGGATGCGATGAGCGTTTCCGCTACGAGTGCCAAAGCCCCAAGAACTGGAACATCCCCGAGTGCCAGCGCCCGATGTGCGCCATCAATGGCGTCTGCCCTGATCAACTCAACAAGCCTACTGATATGAAGATGGAGAACGAAAAGTGAGATACAGCCCCGAGCAGCTCGACTCCATCCTGCGCTTCATCATCGGCATCGTCTTCGCCCTCACCGTGATGGGGATGGTGTTCTTCTCTCTGTACAGCCTGGTGTTCGTCACGCAACCCATGTCCGGCATCGCGCCGGCGGATAAGCAGTTTTTCTTTCTACTGTCGGACATGAGCAAGTACATCCTGGGCAGCCTGGCGACGCTGCTGGCCATCAAAGGTAAAGACATCCTGAACAGCAAGGCGCCGCCGGAAGAACCTGAACCGAAAGAGGAAAAGAAAGATGCTACCCCTAGCAGCCCTACTTGAAGTCGGCGGCAAGCTCGTTGACAAACTGATTCCCGATCCCGAGGCTAAGGCTAAAGCCCAGGCCGAACTCGCCAAGATGGCGCAGGACGGTGAACTGGCCAAGATGGCCAACGACACCAAGCTCTACGAGACGGAGCAAAACAACCTGACAGAGCGCCTGCAGGCGGATATGAACAGCGACTCCTGGCTGTCCAAGAATATCCGCCCGATGACGTTGATCTTTATCCTGTCCGGCTATTTCATCTTCGCCATGATGAGCGCTTTCGACATGGACACGAACGAGCGTTACGTCGAGCTGCTGGGGCAGTGGGGCATGCTCATCATGTCGTTCTACTTTGGTGGACGCACGCTGGAAAAGATCATCGACATGAAGGCTAAGAAATGAAAGAGAACTTTGACTCCGCACTAGCCGCCGTCCTGCACCATGAGGGCGGCTTTGTTAATCATCCGAAGGACCCTGGCGGCATGACCAACCTAGGCGTGACCAAACGCGTCTGGGAGGAATGGGTTGGCCATGAAGTGGATGAGAAGGCCATGCGTGCCCTGACGCCGGAGACCGTCGGCCCAATGTATAAGACCAAATACTGGGACAAGATTCGCGGCGACGACCTGCCGACGGGCGTGGATTACGTCGTATTTGACGCCGCCATCAACTCCGGCCCAGGCCGAGCCGCCAAGTGGCTGCAGCAGACGGTAGGGGCCGTGCCCGATGGGGCCATTGGCGCGGGCACTCTGGCGAAGGTTGGCGCTATGCCTGCGGCCGACATTGTGGAAAAATACCAGGAAACCCGTCTGCAGTTCCTTCAGAGCCTGCCGACGTGGGATACTTTTGGCAAAGGCTGGGGGCGTCGCGTCGCGGAAGTCAAGGACGCCGCGAAGAAGATGCTCTGATAACGCAACATGGCTACAAACCTCAATCAGCAGATTCAAGTGCCTGCGCCGCCCGACATCGGGTCGGGGCCGCAGGCGTACGACCGCGGGTTTGTAGATCAGACAAACGGCGTCCTTCGCACGTTCTTCAATAAGCTAGTAAGCGCCATGTCGGCGCTGTTTGGCCCTCGCGGAGGCAAGTATCTGAATACGCCTTACGGCGCGTTTCAGGACTCCACCGACCAGACGGACGGATCAACGGCTGTCGCGTATTACTTCCGGTTCAACACGACGGATTTCAGTAACGGCATTTCTTGCGTTTCGCGAACCGCTTCATTCACGGGCTCGATTGCCACGACGACGCTAACCGTTTCGGCGGTTTCGGCCGGCGCGCTCTTCCCGTCAATGCAGATTACCGGCACAGGCGTAACAGCAGGAACGCGCATTGTTGCGCAGCTCACGGGAACCACTGGCGGGGCAGGAACTTATACGGTTTCTGTTTCGCAGACCGTTACATCTACGACCATGACGGGCGACCTGCCTTCGAAAATCGTCGTTTCGCAGTCTGGCTTTTATAACGCTCAGTTTAGTGCGCAGTTCGTCAACACGACAAACGACGTCCAGGAAATTGATATTTGGTTTCGCAAGAACGGCGTTAATGTTGACGACTCAAATAGCGAGTTTGGTATCAAGGCACGCAAGTCAACAGGGTCGGCTAGCCGCTTGATTGCCGCCATGAACTTCATCCTTGACCTTGAGGAAAACGACTATTTTGAGTTGATGTGGCGCGTGTCGGATTCCGGCGTGTCACTGGAACAGTTTCCCGCCGTAACGGCTAGCGCAAGCACTCCCGCAATCCCTGCGACTCCGTCTATCATCCTGACGGTTTCCTTTATGTCTAACCAATCGGCCTGACCCATGCCCTACATCAAGCTGCAGATTCCTCCGGGCGTCTACCGTAACGGCACCGAATACCAGTCGGCCGGGCGGTATTACGACTCTTCCCTTGTTCGCTGGTTTGAGGGAACCATGCGCCCGGTCGGCGGGTGGCGAAAGCGCAGTAACTCGCAGATGACGGGTCTGTGCCGCGGCTTTTTGAACTGGCGCGATAACAGCGGAAACCGCTGGATCGCTGCCGGCACGCACTCCAAGCTGTACGCGATGAACGAGGGTGGAACTCTTAAAGATATCACCCCGACCGGCTTCACCGCGGGGTCTGCCAATGCAACCCTGAAAACCGGCTACGGCTACGGCGCTTACGGCAATTTTGCCTACGGCGTCGCGCGCCCCGATACCTCGCCAGTGATCCCCGCCACGACGTGGAGCCTGGACACCTGGGGCGAGTACATGGTGGCCTGCTCCAACTCTGACGGCAAGCTCTACGAGTGGCAGCTGGACTTTTCCACGCCCACGCTGGCCGCTGCGATCACGAACGCGCCGACCGGCAATGAGGCGGTAATGACCACCTCGGAGCGGTTCGTGTTCGCTCTGGGCGCTGGTGGCAATACCCGTAAGGTGGCCTGGTGCGATCAGGAAGACAATACCGTCTGGACGCCAGCCGCTGACAACCAGGCCGGCGACTTCGAGCTGACGACGGTCGGCGACCTCAAGTGCGGCAAGCGCGTGCGCGGTCTTAACATCCTCTTTACTGACGTGGATGTACACACCGCCACCTACGTCGGCCTGCCTTACGTCTATTCGTTTGAGAAGGTGGGCTCGGCCTGCGGGGTGATTTCCTCGCAATCCGTCGCGGCGATTGAAACGGCCGCGATCTGGATGTCGCGTTCAGGCTTCTGGATGTATGACGGATACGTCAAGCCTCTGCCCTGCGACGTCTCGGACTTCGTTTTTCAGGACATCAACTACTCGCAGTCCAGCAAGATCTACGCGGTCAACAACAGCAAATACGGCGAGATCTGGTGGTTCTACCCGTCGTCGCAGGCCAACGAGAATGATTCCTACGTAGTTTATAACTACCGCGAGAACCATTGGGCTATTGGCGATCTGGCGCGTACCGCCGGCACCGACCGCGGCGTTTTCGCCAATCCTCTAATGGTTTCCACTGATGGCTACATCTACGAGCACGAAGTGGGCTACGCCTACGACTCGGCGGTTCCGTTTGCCGAGTCTGGCCCGGTCGAGCTGGGTAACGGCGATCAGACGATGTCGGTGCGACAGTTGATCCCTGACGAGCAGACGCTGGGCGAGGTCCAGGTGTCGTTTAAGGTGCGGCAGTATCCGATGTCGACGGAAACGACTTATGGCCCGTATACCGCATCGCAACCGACGGACGTGCGTTTCTCCGGGCGCCAGGTGAAGGTCCGCTACACCGGAGCGGTGTTGGACGACTGGCGCGTGGGTGTGCCGCGAATGGAGGCGGTTGCGGCGGGACAGCGTTAATGGACGAGCAAGAGTTCCAAAGATGTGCCAAATATCTGGAGTCGGCATTAGAATACTCTGGAGGGACACACGGAATTGAAGACATTGCCGAGGGTGTGCGTCAAGGCCGATATCAGTTTTGGCCGGCGCCGAACTCGGCAGCAATTACCGAGATCATTGTCTATCCGCGACTAAAAGAGCTCCATTGCTTTTTGGCCGGCGGCGACCTCGATGAACTCAAGGTTATGCGACCTTACGTCGAAACCTGGGCCAGGCGTAACGGTTGCAGCAGGTCAACGTTTTCGGGCCGCAGAGGCTGGGAACGAACCTTCATGAAGGACGAAGGCTACAAGCCGCAGTGGTTTGTAGTGAGCAAGGAGCTTTAAACGTGGCAACACGACTACCGTACTACAGTGGCGAAGGCGACATCTACTCTCAGTTGATGGCGCAATTTGCTCAGGAGCAGCCTTATTACAGCGCGGCTCCGTTTGGCTTTGGCGTGCTCGGTGGCTACGATCCCGGCCTTTATGCCCGCACCTCTCCG